ACGTGATTCCACCACTACCTGGCGTGGTTCTGCCACGTTCCAAGAAGGCCCCATAACTGCTGCACTTAGGGCAGCGGGTAAGGCTGGCGTCGAATGGCAGGCCCTCACCTGTCACAGCATCGATGCCGATACCTACGCTGTGGGGTTCTGATCATGCTTAAAACTCTGACCGTTTGGGATGTGGAGCTGACCGATACGTTCGGCGGCGAGGCTAACCACAGCTGGGTGCGACGCGATCAGCTGGTACTGCCCCAGGATGCCAGCCGTAGGCAGGTTGTGACGGCTGCCAAGGCTGCCCTGGGACTGACAGGTTGCCGGTGCCGGACGTTCGAGCACGGCGAGGGCTTTGAGCTTCGCCCGGTTGGCTCGTGCACTGTTGCTTTTGTCTTGCCGTCCTATTAACTGGCGCACCCACCGATCAACGGCCCGGCCATCGTGTCGGGCTTTTTCGCGGCGCTCGCTTCGCTCGCTTGCGAAACGTGATAGCAGGGCCGCTTATCATTGGCGCAGATAGTTTGTGATTCTAACCGTGGCGGATTTTGACGGCCAGGAAGTAACCGAACCGCGAACCGTCGCCAATGACGAGAGCAAGCGGTGGCGTGGCGGCAAGGGCTCAAGTGTTCGCGTAGAGGAGCGGGCTAACTGGTGCTATGCCGAAATTCTGAACGGTGGCACGCGTCGGCAGATCACCCAGAAACTAGCGGATCGCTTCGGGGTGTCTGTCAGAACAGCAGACGACGACTACAGCCGCGCAGCCGAGATGCTCAAAACGGAGCAAATCGCAACGCGTGGCGATCTGCTGAACCAAATCCAAGCGCTACGCTTGTCTGCCTGCAGAAAGGCCATGGCGAAAGGCCAGCTGCAGACTGTGGCGATGCTGCTCAAAGACATGGGCGCTGTCATCGGCGAAGCTGCACCAGAACAGCAAGCCGCCGCGGCCCCCGTGCTGCGTGTGGAGATTGACGACAAGCGGGGCGGCGGTGAGACTCAGTAGACTCACGCGCCAGGGCTTCCGCTCGGGCTGATTCTGTGCAACAATAGGGGCAAGCCCACCACGCTACCCCCATGACTTCACGCACCCTCACCCTGGCCGCCGTGCTGCTGATCGCTGCAGTGCTGGCGATGGGCTTTGACAATTCTCGCCAGCTGGCACGTTGCGAGGCTACCGGCCGCGGCCCAGCGGAGTGCCGGCTGCTGGTACTGGGCCGCTGAGGGCTAGCACAGTTGTACTCCCAAGAATTTTCCTAATTTCCTGCGAGTACAGCTGTACTACAATACAACCGTACCAGCGACCGGGGGGAGGGTGGCAGAAATAGTACGTACGTACCGGGGGGCAGGGAACCTACTGATACATTCGCATTTCCTCCCTCTGTTACACACCCGGGGGAGGGGTCGAATTCCTGTAATACCCTAGAAGGTACCCGTACCCGAAAAAGTGACCGAAACGGCTGGAACCCTCTCGCTCCGCTACGCCCAGGGGCAAGTGTTCTCCAGCCGCAAACGCTTTCGTGTCTTGGTTGCCGGCCGCCGCTTCGGCAAGAGCTACCTCTCTTGCATCGAACTCTTGCGTGGGGCAATCGAACGCCCCGGCGAAACCTTTTTCTACGCCGCCCCCACCTACCGCATGGCGAAAGACATCGCCTGGAAGGTACTAAAAAAGCTCGTCCCCAAAGCCTGGATCAAATCCAAAAACGAAACCGACCTCAAGATCGAACTCGTCAACGGCTCAACAATCGAACTGAAGGGCACTGAAAACGCCATGGCTCTCCGAGGCCGCAGTCTGGCTGGCGTGGTGCTCGACGAAGCCGCGTTCATGTCCAGCGACGTCTGGTTCGAGGTCATCCGCCCCGCCCTCGCCGACAAACAGGGCTGGGCCCTCTTCATCTCCACCCCCGACGGCACCGCCAGCTGGTTCTACGAACTCTGGCAATACGCCGACTCCGGCGATTCCGACTGGAGCCGCTGGCAGTTCACCACCATCGAAGGCGACAACGTCCCACCGGAAGAAATCGAAGCCGCCCGCAGCCAACTCGACTCGCGCACCTTCCGCCAAGAATTTGAAGCCAGCTTCGAAAACCTGAGCGGCCTCGTCGCCGTCTCCTTCAGCGACGCCAATATCTCCACCGACGCAGCCGACATTTCAATACTTCCACTCCTTTTGGGGGTGGACTTCAACGTGGATCCCATGTCCGGCATCTGCGCCGTCCTCAAAGACGACACCCTCTACGTCTTCGACGAAATCATGCTCACTGGTGGCGCCACCACCTGGGACTTCGCCGAAGAAGTCACCCGCCGCTTCGGCGTGGATCGCCGCGTCATCGCATGTCCCGACCCCACCGGCGGCGCTCGCAAAACCTCCGGCGTGGGACTTACCGATCACAACATCCTCCGCCGCAGCGGTTTTAACGTCTCCAGCCCCAAAGCCCCCTGGAAAATCCGCGACAAAATCACCGCCGTCAACACCGCCCTCTTGGATGCGACTGGAACACGCCGCACCTACATCCACCCCCGCTGCAAAGAACTAATCAAGTCCCTCCGCACCCTCACCTACGCCCCTGGAACTGGCCTCCCCAACAAAAACCTAGGCGTAGACCACGCTTTCGACGCCTTCGGCTACCTCTGCCTCCAACAATTCAACCTCGCCAAACACGGCACCCTCGGCCAAACCTCCTACCGCCTCTACTAACCCTCCGTAGACTGCAGAAAAGCCCGCAAAACATGGCCAAGAAACCTACAAAAGGCCAGAAAAAGGTCGAAAAGGTCATGTCCGAATACTCTGCTGGAACCCTTAAATCCAGCTCGGGCAAAAAAGTGACCTCCCGCAAGCAGGCAATCGCCATTGCCCTCAGCGAAGCAGGCATGGCGCGCAAAAAACCCACCAAAAAGGGAGGCAAAAAGTAATGGCCGCCAAGAAAAAGGGCCTTTACGCCAACATCGCAGCCAAACGCAAGCGCATCGAAGCCGGCAGCGGCGAAAAAATGCGTAAGCCTGGCACCAAAGGCGCCCCCACCGATGCCGCCTTCAAAGCCGCGGCCAAAACCGCCAAAAAACCCAAAAAACGGAGCAAGTAACCATGGCCGCCGTCTCTATCACCGCCAAAGACCGCTTCACCAACCTCGTGGAATACACCGGCGCCACCATGGACGCCGTCGACGAGTGGTTCGAAGTCCCTGCTGAGTCCTCTAGCTATACCTTTGCCGCCACCGTTACAGGCAGCGCCAACTTCAAACTCGCCTTGGAGTGCAGCTTCGACAGCACGTGGTTCACTATTGACACCGCAAAAACCATCAACTCAGCTGGCACCTACGTTTACTTCTACGACGGCAAACCCGCCGCCAAAATCCGTATGCGAATCTCAGAAGTAAACTCTGGCACCCCAGACGTCGTCCCCCACATCGCCGTCGCCTACCACGGCTAATCCCATGGAAATCACCTCCGTAATGCTTGACGCGATCTTCGCCGTCAAGGGCAAGCGCAACCCAAAGCTCTGGGACCCCCGCTGCGCCCGCTTCCTCGCCAAACAGGCCGTCATCGCCGTTACCCCCGCAAAAACCAAAAAAGAAGTCGCCCTTGCACTGGAACTCGTCGAAGAAATCATCAACTAAACTCAAAACATCCCCTACTGCATAACGACCCGTGGCTTTCTTTCGCGGCGAGGAGGGCTCCATCAGCTTCAAAGACAGCTCCGGCGTCGTGGCCGCAGTCTCGTCCACCCGCAGCTGGAGCTTCACCATCAACAAAGACACTCTGGACGTAACCGACCAAGGTTCGACCAGCCGTGAATTCATTGGCAGCCTCCTCTCTGGAAGCGGCAGCGCCGAAGTCATGTACACCGCCCCCGGCTCGGGCGAAACCCTCAACTTCATCGACGACGTCCTGACCACCAAGGACCAAACCGACGCCCAATTCGAACTCTTCTTGGACACCTCCGGCACCAAGAAAATCACTTTCACCGGCATCATCACCAGTGCTGATTACAGCGCAACCGTCGGCGAACTGGAAGTCATCACCGTCAACTTCATCAGCTCTGGCGCAATCACCGCCTCTATCTAATAACTAAACACCCCTCGACTTAGGCCGTAGACTGGAGCAAAGCACCCCGCTCCAGCTATGGCCTTTTTTCGTGGCGAAGAGGGCTCCGTCAAATTCGAAAACGACGGTTCCACCCCTGCTGCAATCACCTCGACCCGCAGCTGGTCCCTGACCATCAACAAGGACACGCTCGACACCACTGACCACGGCTCCACCAGCCGCGAATTCGTGGGCGGCCTCATCTCCGGCTCCGGCACCGTCGAGCTGATGTACACGGCCTCCAGCGCTGACGAAACCGCCGCCTTCCTGCAAGACGTCCTTACCACCGAAGATAGCGCCAACGCTGCCTTCGAACTGTTCCTAGACACCAGCGGCGGCAAAAAGATCGCTTTCTCGGGCATCATCACCAGCGCCGACTTCAGCGCCACGGTGGGCGAACTCGAAGTGATCACCTGCAACTTCATCACCAGCGGCGCCATCACCGCCTCCATCTAAACCAGCTGGTGCGAATGACTATTCAAACGGTCACCGGCAACTGCCTACACATCGAGATTGACGGCGAAGAGGGCATCACCCATGCCACCTTCGTCTTCAAAACTCCCTCTGTGCCCGACACATTAGGCAACTTTATACGAATGCTCGCCATGGGCATCGAAGTGCTGGTGCCCATCGAAGACCCCGCCGACGAGGAGGACGACGATGATTGAATACCGCGGCGAAAAATTCGACGGCTACAACAAACCGAAACGCACCCCAAAACACCCCACTAAATCACACGCCGTCCTCGCAAAAGAGAACGGCGAAGTAAAACTTATCCGCTTCGGACAACAAGGCGTCTCCGGCTCCCCCAAGACTGCTGGAGAATCCGAGGCCGACCGCAAACGCCGCGAAGCGTTCAAAGCTAGGCACGCGGCTAACATCAAGAAAGGAAAAATGTCAGCCGCGTACTGGGCAGACAAGCACAAGTGGAGCTAAATGACCTACGCAGTACCCGGCCAGTTTCCCACCCACATCGTCGCCACGACGTACCAAAACGGTGGCGACAGCCCCTTCATTCGCACAGCCGCCGTGCTGGACATGATGAAAGGCTGGGAAATCATGAAAGCCGTCACCCGCGGCACCGAGTACCTGCGCGAAAACAGCGAAGCCTTCCTCCCACTGGAGCCCCGAGAGGACTACCGGGCCTACATGAGCCGGGTCAACCGCGCTGTCTTCTCGCCTTACACCCAGCGCCTGATCCGCGCCGCCGCCGGCCTGATCCTCCGCAAACCCATCGCCCTCGAAGGCGACCCCTACTGGCGCGAAGTCTTCGCCCGCGACGTTGACGGCTGTGGCTCCGACCTCGACGAGTACGCCCGCCGCCTCCTGATCTGCAGCTTGACTTACGGCCAAGCCCACACTCTGATCGACTTCCCAGCCCCCACCGAAATCCGCAGCCTCGCCGAAGAACGCGCCCTGGGCCGCCGCCCCTACTGGGTCGAAGTCGATCCCTACAACATCTACGGCTGGCGCCTGGACCGCGACGCCGCCTACGGCACCCTCACCCAAGTCCGCATCTACGAAAAAGCCATCGTCCCCGAAGGCCGCTTCGGCGAAAAAACCTACGAACAAATCCGCGTCATCGAACCCGGTCGCTACGAGGTCTACCGCCAAAAACAAGCCATCAAACCCCTCGGCCCCGGCTTCATGGAGCCCAACGCCCAAAGCGGCGACTACGAACTCATCGACACCGGCACCTACAGCCTCAACCAAATCCCTCTCGTCACCACCTACTCCAACAAGGTGGACACGATGATCAGCCGCCCACCGCTGATCGACATCGCCTACCTAAACCTGGCGCACTTCCAACGCCAAGCCGACCTTATCCACAGCCTCCACATCGCCTCCCAACCGATGCTCGTCCTTGAGGGCTGGGACGACCAAACCAAGGACATGGCCATCAGCGTCAACTACGCGATGGCCACCGCCCCCGGCAACAAGGTCTACTACGTGGAGCCCGCTTCCAGCGCCTTTGAAGCCCAATCCAACGAGATCAAAGAACTCCAGCAACAAATGGCCACGCTCGGCATCAGCACGCTGAGCCAGCAAAAATTTGTCGCCGAATCTGCCGACGCTCGCCGCCTCGACCGCGTCGATACCAACTCCATGCTGGCCTCCGTCAGCCTCGACCTCGAACAAACCCTCCAAAAGGCTTTTGACTTCGCTGGCGCTTACCTCGGCATCGAACCCCCTGAAGTCAGCATCAGCCGCGATTTCGACATCGACCGCCTGATCGGCCAAGATGTCACCGCCATCACAGCCCTCTTCGACAAAGGCGTCATCACCCTCGAAGAAGTCCGCGCCATCCTGACCCAAGGCGAAATCCTCCCTTCGATGGAACTCGGCAGCCTCCCCAGCGAAGAACCCGGCGAAGTCGAAGACGAATCCGAAACGGAAGAATCCCCCGGCGAAGAAAACGACGACCAAGAACTGACCCCAGACCGCATGGAGCAGCTCCTCAACGCGCTGCTTCAGTAAGCGATGGCCACCAAGCAGGAATACCTGACGCTTGCCCAGGTCACCGCACTGGTCAAGCTGGCGCGTGACGTCAAACAATTCCAGAGCCTGCTTTCCGGCGACGGTCCCCCAACCACCGAAGGCCGCACCGGCGACTGGTACATCAACACCCGCACCACCGAGCTTTACGGCCCCAAATCCTCCACCGGCTGGAACGACAGCCCACTAGCCCTCGGCGGCACCGGCCGTAATTCCGAACTCCTCATCAACGGCAACCTCAGCACCGAAGAAGGCGGCGGTGGAGCATCAATCACCATCGGCACCGTCACCACCGGCGACGCCGGAACTTCCGCCACGGTCACCAACGTCGGCACCGAGTCCGCCGCAATCTTCAACTTCACCATCCCCCGTGGCAACACCGGCACCACAGGCGCTACTGGAGCAACTGGCGCAACTGGAGCCACCGGCCCCCAAGGCGCTACTGGTCTTCAAGGACCTCAAGGCGAACAAGGTCCCCAAGGTGAACAGGGCCCCCAAGGTGCCACCGGACCTCAAGGCGCAACAGGTCCCCAAGGCGAAACCGGCCTAACTGGAGCAACAGGCGCCACCGGCCCCAAAGGCGACAAGGGAGACAAAGGCGACACAGGAGACACTGGCCCCCAAGGTTTAACCGGCGCCACTGGTCCCCAAGGCGCTACCGGACCTACTGGCGCTACAGGCGCAACAGGTCCTGCTGGTTCCAACGCCACCGTCACCGCCGGAACTGGCATCAACGTCACCGACGGCGTCGTCTCCCTTGCAACCTCGTTTTACACAGCCAACCAATACATCCAGGCGCCTACTGGAACAACACTCCAGCGCCCCGGCACACCCGCCACCGGAATGATTCGTTTTAACACCACAGCCGGCTGCTTTGAGGGCTACACCGGGAGCGCATGGGTAAACCTTTCGCCAGCCACTGTTGATGACGTTGGAGCGACCATTTAATTCTTTTGTTGTATACTACAAAAGTAGTTGATACTTTTGGCAGTGAAAACACTTGCTGAAGTCATCCAACCCGACGGCTCCACTCGCTGGGAGATGGTCGAACTGGATGAAGCGGCACAGGCTAAGCCGGAACCGCCCGCCGAAGACAAGCCAAAGCGCACCCGCAAAGCCACCGCCGAACCCGCTTCTTACGAAGCCCCCGAAACCACCGAAACCCCAGAGTTCTAATTCATGGAAGAGCAAGTCATCCAGGAAACGCCCGTGGCGTCTCCTACCCAGCCCGTGGCTGGAACCGACGCTCCACAACTTGATTTCCGAGCCGAGTATGAGGCTCAAATCAACGCCCTAAAAAACCAAGCCGTCGAAGCTGAGGAACGTTTCCAAGGCATCAAGCTAAAACTCGACGAAGTCTACAAAAAACAGGACGAACAGCGTAAAAAGACGCTGGAAGACCAAGGCCAGTGGAAGGACCTCTGGGAAGAGGCCAACCGCACCGCACAGGAAAAGGACCAACAAATCCTCGACCTGCAAAAACAGCTGGAGGACTTGCGCCAGTCCAACGAAAACGCCGCCATTCGTACACGCGCAATGGCCGCAATCAGCCAAGCCGGCGCTATTAACGCCGAGCAAATGCTGCAACTGGTGCAGAACAACCTTCGCAAAAACGATTCAGGCGCCGTCGTCGTGCTCAACGGCGGTGTAGAGCAGGATCTCACGACCTATCTAGCCACCCTGAAAGCCCCTGGTTCGGGCTACGAGCATCACTTCAAACCCAGCTCCGCCGCTGGAATGGGCGCCAAACCCGTTCCCGTCGGAGTTGCCTCGACTGGAGTAGCAAACCCCTGGAAAGAAGGTTCAATCAACCTTACCCAGCAGATGCTAATTTCTAGTCAAGACCCTGATCTCGCAGCTGTGCTGAAGAGAGAAGCAGGACTCTAAATTGCGTCTGTGGCGCTTCACCTAGTCCGTGACTAGGACCCCGCAAACCCCCAACCCTGGTACTAAGAAATGGCCGCACCATTTCAGAACTATTCCGGCGGTGTCCTTCTTGCGGACATCGTCAAGCGCAATAACCTCAGCACCTATGTGTCTGAGGCCATCAAAGAGCGCAGCCTCTTCCTGAAGAGCGGCGCTGTGGTTCGCAACAGCCTGCTGGACGCCCGCGAAGGCGGCACCCGCATCCAAGTCCCCGAATTCAACCCCGTGTCTCCTACCGAGGAGATCATGAACGGGACGGCCACCTGGGGCACCAGCAACGCCGGTTATCTGACCCCTCAGAAGATCGGCACCGCCACCCAGATCGCCACCATCTGCCACCGTGGTTTCGCGTATGCAGTGGACGACGTCGCAATGCTTGCGGCTGGTGAAGACCCCATGCTTCACATCCGTAACCAGCTGGCCGACGCCATCAACAAACTGAGCAGCCAGCGTCTGTTCAGCCACCTCTATGGCCTGTTTGGTGCCTCCGACACCAACAACGGTCCTCTGGGCGCCAACGGCATGTATAAGGGCAAGGGCACCGCTTCTGGTGCTACCGAAGCCAACTTCCTGACCGGCGCCACCATCGCTGAAGCCCGCGCCAAGCTGGGCGAGCGCGGCGATGAGCTGGACACCTTGGTTGTTCACCCCTCCGTGGGTTACTACCTGTATCAGGTGGGTCTGCTGACCTTCTCCACCTCGGCTCTGGCTGCTGCCGGTTCCGTGGTGTGGGGCGGTGGCGGTGTGGGCATCGGTGCCCGCAGCATCGGCGAATTCGCCGGCTGCCGCGTGATCATCGACCCCCTGGTCAACACCGTTGCCCCTGGCGACTCCGGCGACCAGCGTGAGTTCAACTGCTACCTCACCAAGTCCGGCACCATCCTGGAAGGCGTGCAGCAGGATCTCCGCATCGAAGCCGACCGCAACATCCTGTCCAAGCAGGACGTGCTCTCGGTGGATTACCACAGCGCCTACCACGTGATGGGCACCAAGTGGATCTCCGCTTCCGACAACCCGACCAACGCCCAGCTGTACGACAAGGACAACTGGCAGGCCACCTACGACATCGACCTCATCCCCCTGGTGCGGATCGTTGTCAACAGCCCCCTCGACACCTCCACCATCTGATAATCAGACCGTGGACGACTCAAGCCTCACCTTCGGGTGGGGCTTTTTCATTGCCGCTACACTGCAATAAAGAATGAACAGTTGCTGTGGCCGCGACAATTAACGCCACCTTGAGTAGCGCCACGGCCAACAGCTACGTCACGCTGGCCGACGCCAACTCGTACTTCGAAACGGTCCCCGACTCCGCCACCTGGACCAACAAGACTGACGACCAGAAAAACCGCGCCCTGATCTCAGCGACCCGCTGGATCGACAGCCTCAACTACCTGGGCGACCGCTGCGACGAAGACCAAGCCCTCAAATGGCCCCGCAACAACTACGACGTTGACGGCGTCGAGCTGGAGTGCTCCCTAATTCCCGCCCAAATCAAGTACGCCACCTACGAACTGGCACGCGCCCTCGCCAATGACACTGGTGCTATCACTGATAGCACTGGCACCACCGGCCTCTACGACGAAGTCAAACTGGGCGACCTCCAAGTCAAATACAGCAAAACCAGCCAAGCCGTCGGCACCATCAACAACGTCTTTGATGTTTACCCCTGGCTACAGACCTACCTCGGCCCCTACTGCCTAGGCGGCTCGGGCTCCTTCCAACTCCGCGTCTACAGAGGCTGAAATGGCTGGCGCACTCGACTCCCTGTTCAAGTCCGTCGCCAAAGACGTCGTCGCCGAACTTGGCACGTCCCTCGACACCACCATCACCTACACCCGCAAAGCCACCCCCACCTACAACACCAGCACTGGCGCACTAACCACAACCAACACCAACTACTCCAACATCAAAGTTCCCATCGAATTTGTGGTCTCTGAGGAAGAGGAAGGCCGCGAACAACGCCAAGCCAAGATTTACATAACCCCCGACCTAATCGGCAACAACCAACCCACCCTCGGCGACGAAGTCAGCTTCACCTACGCCGGCTCCAGCCGCAGCGCCCAAATCACCGACATCCGCACCTACCGCGGCGGCCAAACCTACCTCTTCATCTTGCTGGTGCGCTTCTAATGGCACGCCGCGGACTTCGGGATATTCTTCCCGACTTAAATAAAAAACTCAGCGCCGACTACAACACTTTTATCCAACTGGCGCTTGAAGGTCTCGCCAGCAAGGACCACAGCCCTGTCTACACCGGCTTTTTCGCCTCCAGCTGGAAAGCCTCGACTCAACGCACCAAGCCAACAGACCGCGTCGAAGACTTCGAGCCTTGGGCAGGACTCAAAAAACGCCGCGATAAAGGCGACACAACCGCCTACAAAATTACACCACGTTTTGCTACTCCAGCTTTCCGTTATACCGACAAAGTATTCATTGGTAACAGCACAAAGTACGCCGCTTACGCCCTTGAAAATCCCAAAGTTGCCACCTTCGTCCAAAGCCAACTCCGCCCGCTTCTGGCCTCCACCTTTAGTGAAAAACGCGCCCCGCAAGTTCTTGTTGGAACGACCAGAGGAACTGGCGGTTTGGGCTTTCTCGGCGGACGCGATTATGTTTCCTACGAGAGGATTTAAGTCATGGCACTTGTAAGCACCCGCGCTGCATTTGAAAAAGCCGTCACCGATGCTGTCGCTGCCGTCGATCCAACAGTGACCATGGTGTACGACAACGTCCCCTACACCACACCCAGCAAAACCACCAAGTACGTGGCCATGACGGTGAACTTCACCCAAGCCACCATGCAAAACATGGGCGCCGCCTCCGACTTCTACAGCGGCGTCGTCCAGTGCAACATCTACGTCCCCAAGAACGCTGGGACGTCCACCCTCTCCTCCCTGTGCGAAGCCGTGATCGACGGCCTCACCTCCGTCAACGCCTCGGGCTACACCGACACCTTTACCTGCAAGCCCAAAGTACGCGACATCGTCGGTCCCACGCCGCTAGACATTGAGGACCGCTCGCACTTTGTGGGCATCATCTCTTGCGAATTCACAGCAAACGCCTAGTGTATTATTGAACAACTTGCACCCGCTCCATGCGAGCCGTCGAACTGCTCCGCAACAAATTCGGAGTCAGCCAGCTTTACAAGCACGAAGTCAAGTCCGGCGACGAGACCCTGCTGGAGATCTACTGGCACCCCCTGACCATCGCCGAGCGCGAGTCCATCCAGAAAAAGTCTGGCACTGATGATGCTGGTGACTTCGCGCTGAGTCTGATGATCGAGAAAGCCCTCGACAAGGACGGCAAGCGCCTGTTCCAAGACGGCGACCGCGCCGCCCTCCGCCGCGAAGTCGAAGCCAGCATCCTCCAAGAAATCCAACTGGCAATGCTGACCTCCGGCTCCGAAACCAAGGTGGAGGAAGCGAAAGCCGCCCTAAAAAGCTGATGGCGACTGGTACTTCTTATTTTTCCTAGCTAAGGAACTAGGAAGTACAGTAGCAGATTTGAGTCTTCGTCTAACACACGAAGAAATGCTGGGGTGGGCAGCTTTTTACGAACTAAAGAATGAACAGGAGGAAAAAGCCTTGGAGCAGGCTAAACGCCAAAACAGGTCCAGACCGTTGCGGTAGCGGTAAACTGCTACTAGTCCCTTCTACGCACAGCTGTGGCCAATTACGGCGTAGACATTGAAGTAGCACTAAAAGGTGTAGAAAAGCTACGCGAGTTTGATCGCGTACTTGGAAATACTCTTGGAAAGGTAGAAGAACTGCAAAAAGCTTATGCAAATATTAAACAGACAAATCCCTATGATGCCGCAGGTGCACGTCAGGTAACCGAAAGTGATAGGCAGCGTCTCACTATCCTTAAAGAGATAGCGGGTGTACTCAGGGAACAGGCGCAGATTCAAAGTAACAGCGCAAGGCAAACTCTAGAAGCCCAGGCACAGGGTAAAAAAGAAATACAAGAGTCTTTACGACTTTTAGAAGAGCGCCAGCGCTTGGAAAGCATGTCAGCGCGTGGACCCAGTAATGAGGAACTTAACAGACGGGCCCAAGATATTCAGGATGCTATTGATAATGGGGCTCAAGCGGAATTTGAAGCTCGTCGCAGAGTTGCAGAGCTGGAAGTTAAATTAAATGAACAGTCTGCACTTAAGCAAGCTAAATTAGATCAAATTGAGCATGAAAAACGTTTAGATAATTTAGAAAAAGAAGCTAAACGAGAACAGCAGTTAAACGATGCAACACATCGGCAACAGTTGCGGCAGTTCGATGATCGTCTTCGGGCTGCACAACAAAAAAGGCAAGCAGCCCAGCAAGTACAAGAAGATCTTCTGCTTGGTGCGGGCTTCCCATTGCTTTTTGGCGGTGGACCAGGCGCTGTTTTGGGTGGAGCAGCCGGTGCGCTAGTCGGTGGAGGTGCTGGCGGGTTTGCCTTCCAGATCGGTCTTTCTGCTATCGGCCAGCAACTAGATATTGCAACTGAATCTGCGCGTTCCTTTGTAAAAGCTTTACGTGAAAATGGTAATGCGGTCGGCTATTTAGAAGAAACCCTCGGTTCTTTAGATCCCGAACTTAAAAAGACTATAAATAATCTTCAGCAAGCGGGTCAAACAGCTAAAGCTGCTGCTCTTACCAAAGCACAACTATCCAAAGTAGTTGGCACAGAAGGTGTTGTTGCTCTGGAGCGGTTTGGCCTGGCTTCAGAAAAACTACAAAATAAACTAAAAGAACTCAGTCTCGTGGGACTTGTTGAGCTAGCTAAATTATCCACATTTTTTGGTAATTTATTTTTTGGCGCTGGACCTCGTACCCAACCAGGTGCCGATGTTACTGGACAAGTTCAAGCTGCAGCCAGAGCACGCCAACAAGATCTAAGCATTACACGCCTACAGGCAGAAGCAGCCGGAGTAAGTAGTGAGCGAGAGTTTGATCGCTACCAGACATTGCAAAAGCGGATTGCTGTACAAGAAAGGGACAAGGCGATTACTGATGCGCGTGAAAAACTTAATGTCGATCAGGATATAGCTAGATATAACGATGAAAGAAATAAAGCTCAACTGCAGTACGAAGCAAAAATACGGCAGCTCGACCTGGAGCGAAGAGATAGACAACTGAATATAAATAAAGAATTAGCAAGCAGTAATTTACGTGTGCAAGATGCAGCACTTAATTTTCAAATTAAACGAACAAATGCACAATCTCAGGTTTTACAGCTTGGTAAAACAGAGATCGAGCGTATAAGTATACAACGAGAAGAAAACAGTAGACTCTATGCTTTACAAAAGCAGCTTCTTGACGTGCGCTTAAAACAGAATCTAGTAGGTGTGCGCGAACAACAGGTACGCTCTGATCTTGCTCGTGTACACGGTATAGAACTTAATCAGTTAAAAGATACTTACGATTTACAAGTAGCTATCACTAACGAACGTCAGCGGCAGTTAAACCTACAAGAAGACCAGAACGCAATTTTACGTCGAGGTGCTGTAAAAGAACAGCGAGAATCATTTCAGTTGCAACTATTTCGATTAAAAGCAGCTACAGATCCAGCATTTATGGGTCCTTTTGGAAATGTATCTCTTATGCAGCAGACGCAAGGAATGGAAATGCGTTCCGAAATGGGCCGACGCCAGCGTGAGATAGAACTTCGTAAACTTGACGTCGAACGAGGTATGGCTACCCAGGCAGATGTTAATAATCTCATAAAACTTAAAGATGAATATGTTTTGTACCAAACACAAGTAAACAAAGCTGCACTGGCACAAGAACATTTCAATACAACTTTATCGTTTACTCGTCCAGTTACAGACAGTATTTTTGAAGGTTTTATGGCCGTTGCTCAGAGCACTCGTACAGCAGAAGAAGCTTTTGCAAACTTTATGCAAAGTATAGCAAACATCCTATTTGACACCGCTAAACAACTTATTACTCAGTACATCGCGATTGGTATAGCCCGTACTTTCGCAGGTATCCCTGGTGCAGGCGGAGGCAGTGTGAGCGCACTGTATGGCTCCGGAGCACCGAACGCAGTGGCAGGCGGGGGTATTTTCAGTGGCGCTGGTCCATTCCAATTCAGAGCCGCTGGCGGCCCTGTCTCTGCTGGAACCCCTTACATCGTCGGCGAGCGCGGCCCGGAACTGTTCATGCCGCGCACCAGCGGCAGCATCTACCCCAACGATGCGATGGGCATGGGTGGTGCAAACATTGTCGTGAACGTCGATGCCGGCGGCTCTAGTGTGGGAGGCGATCCCGGCCAAGCCAATCAACTTGGCAAAGCCATCGGCATCGCGGTCCAGCAAGAACTCATCAAACAAAAACGTCCCGGAGGCTTGCTCGCCTAATGGCCACCTTCCCCGCCATCACCCCAACCTACGGCGCCCAGAAAAGCAGCCGCCCCAATGTCCGCACGGTCCAATTCGGCGACGGCTACCAAGCTCGCCTGACCTACGGCCTCAACCAAAACCCCAAGATCTGGAGCTTGACCTGGGAAGTTTCCGAAACCGACGCCGACACAATCGAGACCTTCCTCAACAACCGCGCCGCCGACAACGCCAGCTTCGACTGGACCCCCCTCGACGAAGCCACCTCCTACAAGTGGATTTGTCCCGAGTGGAACAAATCCGTCCCCTACAAAAACCGCGCCACCATAACGGCCACCTTCCAGCAAGTATTTGAACCCTGATGGCGTACTCGGCTTGGGCTAGTTCAACTGCATACGTTATTGGCGATATTGTCCGCGCTAGCAGCCTGCAGGCATCCGGCCTCGTCTTCCAATGCACCACGGCTGGCACCAGCTCCAGCTCCCAACCAGCTTGGCCAACAGACATTGGCAGCATCATCACGGATGGCACGGTCGTTTGGACGGCGATTAGCAGCGTCTACGAGGAGCTGGCCGCACTGGCACCGAGCGCCATCATCGAACTGTTCGAAATGACGCTGGACACCACCCTGCACGGCAGCAGCGACACTTACCGCTGGCACAACGGCTGCAACGCCAACGTCAGTGGCAACATCACGTGGAACGGCAATGCCTACACCCGCCTGCCCGTCAAGGCTGAAGGCTTTGAGTACAGCAACACCGGCACCCTGCCGCGCCCCACGCTGACCATCAGCAACTTGGATGGCACCATGACCACCCTGCTGTTGCTGGTCAACGCCACTACACCCGGCAATGATCTTGGTGGCGCCACGGTCAAACGGATCCGCACCCTGAAAAAATACCTTGACGGCGAGACCGCAGCAGATCCCCACGCCAAATTCCCCGACGAGATCTGGTACGTGGACCGAAAAGCGAGCGAAAACCGCGACTCCGTGAGCTTCGAACTAGCCAGCAAATTCGACCTTGCTGGCGTGATGATTCCCAAGCGCCAGATCATCGCCAATATTTGCCAGTGGAAATACCGCAGCACCGAGTGCGGCTACACCGGCAGCAATTACTGGGACGTCAACGACAACGTAGTGGGGACATTCGCAGCCGATAAATGCGGAAAGCGCCTCAGTTCTTGCAAATTGCGTTTCGGCGCTACCGCTGAATTACCGTTCGGTTCATTTCCGGGCGCAGGTTTGACCGAATGACGCTATCGCCAGCGATTAAAACCGCCGCACTGGAACACGCTAAGGTCGAGTTCCCGAAGGAATCCTGCGGGCTGGTGGCGGTGGTCAAAGGTCGCAAACGGTATTTCCCCTGCCGCAACATGGCCGAAACCCCAGACGAGCATTTTGTGCTGGATCCTGCGGATTATGTTGCCGCCGAAGACCAAGGCGAGATCGTTGCGGTGGTGCATAGCCACCCCAAGACCAACCCAGCACCATCTCAAGCCGACCGCGTTGCCTGCGAAAAATCCGGCTTGCCGTGGCACATCGTCAATCCCCAGACCGAGCAGTGGGACTACTGCGAACCCGAGGGCTTCGAGCTGCCTTACGTGGGAAGGGAGTTTGTCTTCGGGATTGTGGACTGCTATACGCTATGCCGCGACTGGTACAACCGCGAATTTGGCCTCAACCTGCGCGACTACGACCGGCGCGACCAGTTCTGGCTACGGGCTGAGAATTTATACCTAGACAACTTCGCCAACGAAGGCTTCTACCCCATCCCGCTGGAGGAACTGCAGTACGGCGACGCAATCCTGATGCAACTCCAGTCGCCCCTGCCCAATCACGCCGCCGTCTATCTTGGCGACCAGCTGATCCTGCACCACCTCCAAGGACGGCTCAGTAGTAGAGATGTGTTTGGCGGCTATTATTTGAAAAGCACCGCCCGAGTCCTGCGGCATGAAAGTCGTTAAGGTCTACGGCGCACTTCGCAAAAAGCTGGGTCAGTGCCGGTTCCAGTTTGACGTGGATACTCCAGCGCAGGCATTTAAAGCACTGTGCGTAAATTTTCCCGGCTTAGACAAATGGCTGTTGGATAGCGAAAAAGAAGGTATAAGTTATCGCGTGACCATCGGAAAAGAAAAACTTGAAGAACACAATTTTGTGCTTGCAGGGTGTCCATATAGCGAGCAAGAAGTATTAAGCATTACACCAATCTTGGCCGGCGCAGGCGGTTCGGGCGCCCAAATTGGCATTGGCGTAGGTTTGATTGCTTTGTCGTTCTTGCTCCCTGGCGCTGGATTGTTTGGAACAACAAGTATTTTTGGTCAAGTTGCCGCCGGCTCGCAGTTAGCTGTGCCGCTTGTCGGTGCGATAGGCACAGCCGGTGGAGCATTTGCAACAGCACTGGGCACAGCTTTTAGTTTGGTTGGCGCCAGCCTAGTTTTAGGTGGCATTGCCCAAGCTATTTCGCCCTCACCAATTAACTCAACGGCAGCCGTCAATTCATTTGAGCGCGGACGGGATGCTGCCAAATTCGAATCGTTTAGTTTCTCTGGCATCGTAAACACGGCAAAACAAGGTTTGCCTGTTCCCATCGCCTACGGGCGCGTATTCGTTGGCTCCGCTGTTCTCTCCAGCGGCCTTGACGTGGATCAAATCCAATGACACGAATTGTTGGTGCTGGTGGCGGCGGTGGCGGTGGTGGCTGCTTTTTAGGGCACACACCTGTTGCCACACCTGCAGGCAATCGCCGCATTGATGAACTGCAGCCAGGCGATCTTGTCTGGAGTTTTGACGACGCCGGCAAAATCCACGAAGCCAAAGTCCTCAAGGTCCACGAGCACGAAGGCGAGCGCGTCATCCGCTACACGCTCTGGGGCGGACAGCATCTTGATGCCACCCCGAACCACTGGGTGCTCAACCAGTTCAACGCCTTTGTCGAAGTTGACACGCTCGGTTCTGACGACTGCCTCGTTGACCACAACGGTCATCTTCGCCCCATCGTTGGCAAAACCGAATTCTGCACTGGCACGGTTTACAACCTGACCGTCGAAGGCCACCACACATTCATTGCCGGTGGAATCCGCGTACACAACGCCGGCCTCGGGCTCGGCATTGCTGGTTCTGGTGGCGGCGGTGGAGGAGGTGGCGGCAGCAAAGGTGGCGGTGGCGGAGGCGGTGGAAGTCGCACGCCAACAGAAGCCGACGACTCACTCCAGTCCGTCCAATACGGCAGCGTGCTGGATCTGCTGTCCGAAGGGGAAATTCAAGGCATCGAAAACGGCAACAAAGGCGTCTATCTGGCTGGTACTCAACTGGAAGATGATGCTGGAAACAACAATTTTTCTGGCTTCACTATTGAAACCCGTAACGGTACACAAGCCCAGAGTTACATAAGCCAGCAGATTGGCACTGAAAGCGAAAAGGGCGTAAACGTTGAAGTTTTCAAAGACACTCCAGTTGTCCGCACTATCACCGATTCCGACGTGGATCGTGTGCGCGTAACGTTGCAAATACCCGCTCTACAAATCTTCCAAGACAACGGCGACATCATCGGCCACAGCGTTCAGATTGAAATCCAAGTCCAGTACAACTCCGGTGGATACACAACAGTTGTAACTGACACTATCAGCGGTAAAACCAGCAATCCTTACCAGCGGGATTACATGCTCTCGCTTTCTGGAGCATTTCCCGTTGACATCAAAGTTGTTCGCGTCAGCGACGACGAAATAACAACACGCCGCCAAAACCTAACCTACTGGTTCAGCTATACCGAAATTATCGACGAAAAACTCAGGTATCCCAATAGCGCACTTACGTACCTTCGTTTTGATTCGCGCCAGTTTGATTCAATTCCAACCCGTAAATATTTAATCCGAGGCATCAAAATTTCTTTGCCGTCAAACGCAACCGTAGATACAACTACATATCCGGGGCGCGTAACTTACGCCGGCGTTTGGGACGGCACTTTTGGTGCTGCTACGTGGTGCAACGACCCCGCCTGGTGCCTATATGACCTGTTGACCAACACGCGCTACGGCGCCAGCATCCCCGCCAGCAGCCTGGATAAATACGACTTTTACGCAATCAGCCAATACTGCAACACGCTGGTCAGCAACGGCAAAGGCGGACTGGAGCCGCGTTTCTCCTGCAACCTGCTGATTAACAGCCGCGACGAGGTTTATAACGTTATTCAAGAGATGACCAGTTTGTTCCGTGGTATCGCGTACTACGGCGCTGGTTCGCTGGTGCTGCAGCAAGACAAACCCGGCGATTCTCAATATCTGCTGGGACCAAGTAACGTCATCGACGGGCTATTTCTCTACAGCGGCACATCACAAAAAGCTCGCCATACCACCGCAACTGTTGCTTGGCAGTCCTACGACACGCTGGGCGAAGTTGAATACGAATACGTTGAAGATGCAGACGCCGTTTCCAAATACGGCATCATCAACAAAGACATTAAGGCGCTGGGTTGTTACAGCCAAGGTCAGGCCCACCGCGCCGGTAAATGGGCACTGTTGAGCGAACAAAACCTGACCGAAACCGTCACCTTCTCGGTCTCCATTGACAGCGGAATCATCCTACGACCCGGCATGGTGATCGACATTGCCGATCCGCTTAAAGCTGGAACACGCCGCAGTGGCCGCGTCAGTTCTGCCACCACAACCGCCATCACCGTTGATAGCAGCACCAACCTCACCGTCAACCTGTCAAATAGCCCAACAATTTCGGTTCTGATGCCAACTGGTTTGGTGGAAACCAAAACCATCAGCAGCATCTCTGGCACAACGATCAACGTCAGCAGCGCATTTAGCGAAGCACCCAACGCCAACGCCATTTGGTTGATCCAAACCAGCGACATCGAAGCTCAGCAATATCGCGTTCTGAGTGTTGCCGAAGGCGAAGACGGAGTAATCGGTGTAACCGCACTGGAATACAACAGTTCCATTTACGACGCCATCGAATCGGACGTCACCCTTACCGAGCGCGACATTACAAACCTGTCCGCCAAACCTGATGCCCCAACCAACATTGATGGCACCGAATACCTATACCAAGACGGCCAAAGCGTCTTTTCCGGTTTTGACCTGAGCTGGACCAGCCCCAAACAGCGTGTCAACGAATTCCGCGTCAAATACCGGATCGACAACGACAACTGGAGCCAAGCAAACACCACCTCGCCATCGCTGCAAATTCGCAGCACACGCAAAGGGACGCTTTACATCCAAATTACCGCGATTAACTATCTCAATAAAACCAGCGATGTTTCTACCGCGCAGTTCGACCTCATCGGCAAAACCGCCGTTCCGGGCAATGTTCTAAACCTTACCTTTGAGGCAATCAACAATAACTCTGGTCGTCTTCGCTGGACCGAAACCGTTGACCTTGACGTAAAAGTTGGCGGCAAAATCCATATCCGCCACACCAACCTGACCGATGGCACCGGCACTTGGAGCAACAGCGTTGACCTAATTCCCGCCAAATCCGGTAGCTCAACAGAGGCAATCATTCCGCTTGTAGAAGGCGAAGTGCTGGTGAAATTTGAAGATGACGGTGGGCGGCAATCAGCCAGCGAAACCAGCGTAATCATCGACCTGCCCGACACTATCGCGCCGCTAACAATTCAAACCCGCCGCGAAGATCAGGACGTTCCGTCTTTCCAAGGCACAAAGTCAGACACCTTCTACAGCGAAGAGTTCGACGCGCTCACGCTGGATGGCACGACCTTAATTGATTCGGTTGTTGATTTTGACCTGATCCCAACGCTGGATGTACTTGGACCCGTGGCTAGCTCTGGCACTTACACATTCGCCAGCACATTGGATCTGGGCAACATCTTTTCTGTGGATCTTCGCCGGTATTTCGTCACCCGTGGTTATTACCCATCCGACCTGATCGACTCCCGCGCCAACACCGTGGATGATTGGTCCGACTGGGACGGCGCCATTACGGACAAGGTGAACGCCAAGCTGATGTTGCGCTCCACCAATGATAATCCCAGCGCCACACCAACTTGGACCGCATACCAGGAATTCGTCAACGGCGCCTTCCGTGGTCGCGGCTTCCAATTCCGCGCCGATCTCAGCAGCAGCGCCATCGACCAAAACATCTTGGTGGACGAACTGGGCTACGACGCCACCTTTCAGCGCCGCACGGAAAACAGCGATGGAGCGGTCAGCAGCGGAGCCGGCGCCAAGGCAATCACCTTTACCAACGCCTTCTGGACTGGAACAACAAGCCTCGGTGGGGTTAACGCCTACCTTCCCAGCATCGGCATCACCGCTCAAAACATGGCAACCGGCGATTTCTTTGAAGTCACCAGCGTCAGCGGCACCGGCTTTACCGTCACCTTTAAAAACTCGGCTGGGACTGCCGTTAGCCGTAACTTCAACTGGAATGCGGTTGGCTATGGCCGAGGCGGCTAAAGTTGGACAAATACTGTCCTGGTAAGGACTCGGCATGGCTCAACACGATTATGTGATTGCTAACGGCACCGGCGCTGCCGTCCGTTCCGATCTCAACAACGGTCTTTCCGCAATCGTCACCCAGAACAGCGGAGCGACCGAGCCAGCAACCACCTACGCCTTCATGCGCTGGGCGGATACGACCGCTGGCGTGATGAAGATGCGGAACAGCGCCAACAACGCTTGGATCACGCTGTACCAGTTGGATGGCGAGTGGACCAACATTGCCTTTGAAAACGGCACCGCCGCCGCCCCGTCGATCTACTTCAAGGACAGCGGCACCGACACAGGCTTCTATTCGCCCGGTGCCAACCAAGTCGGAATTTCAACGGGCGGCACGGCTCGCCTGACCATCGACTCCAATGGCAACGTCGATATTGACAGCAACACGCTCTACGTTGATGCCACGAACAACCGCGTAGGTCTGGGGACTAGTAGCCCTAGCACACAGTTGACCCTAAATAGTTCTGATACTACTGGCACTGGTGTTCGGCTTGAAAACACAAGCAGTGGCGGATACAACTGGAGCATTTTCTCGATTGGTTCTGCCGCAAGTCTCGCTCCAGTTGGGTGCCTTGCGTTTCGTGATGCAACCAATGCTGCAACTCGACTTGTTATTGACCCCATAGGCCGAGTAGGGATTGGTGTTACTTCGCCAGGTTATTTACTGCATGTTGAAGGTGGTCAGATCTATGCCAACCGCAACGGCGCAGGTACACAGCAGGTGTTGCAGCTTAACAATAGTGATACTACGGCCGGCACGCAGGTAGTCAAACTAGCTTTCGGAAGCAGCGGCACAACAAAAGCATCTATTAACGCCGCTGTGTATGGCAATGATTTTCTAACTTTTAATACGGGAAGCGACACAGAACGCGCCCGCATCGACAGCTCCGGCAGGTTGTTAGTTGGCACGTCTAGTGCTATTGCCTCCACAGATAATAACAACAATGCTGTAACTAATTTCTTTCAAGTTGGAGGGTTAGGTATAAGCACAAGCTCTATTTTGCTCAATAACTGGTCTACCTCTGTAACTAGTGCCGCAAGCCTTGCATTTGCAAAAAGCAAAAGTGGTGCAGTCGGTACTCGTGGAGTAGTCGCTGCGAATGATGATTTGGGTTGCCTTTTGTTTGAGGGCGACGATGGAACAAATTTCATTCGTGCTGCTTCCATACTTGCAGAGGTTGATGGCACACCCGGCACTGACGACATGCCGGGCAGGCTAGTGTTCTCCACTACCGCCGACGGAGCGAGCAGCCCGACGGAGCGGATGAGGATTAGTAATACTGGCTACATCTGGGCATACAGCACAAGCGCCGGTTTTCTGCAAAACGTAAGCGCAGCCGCTGGAACTTCAACGGCACTTTTTATTGGCAATAGGTCAGCTACGGCTACAGACGGAAGCGGCGGCACAACAGTTTATTATGTGTGGAGCAACGGTAATGTTCAAAATACAAACGGAAGCTATACGGCTATTTCCGACGCCAAGCTAAAAGAAAACATTGTTGACTCAAGCTCTCAATGGAATGATCTGAAGGCAATTCAGATCCGCAACTGGAACTTCAAAGCTGAAACCGGCCACGAAACCCATCGCCAGATTGGTCCTATCGCTCAAGAGCTAGAGCAGGTTTGCCCTGGTCTTGTTTTTGAAACTCCAGACCGCGATGCAGATGGTAACGAAACAGGCGAAGTCACCAAGGGTGTTAACCAGTCCGTTCTTTACATGAAGGCGGTGAAGGCGCTGCAGGAAGCGATGGAGCGCATCGAGCAACTGGAAACGGAGATGGCCGAAGTCAAAGCTCAACTCCAAGCCTTGTAGTCCTACTCCCTACTGGGCTTGACGCCGTGTTGTAATGTGGTAGGGCAGCGAGTTTCCGGCTCGTGCCCACGGCCACAGTTCCCTAGAAACCATGACCAAACAAGAATATCGTGGCTCGCCCCACACAGCCTGGGCTAAAGACGGAAAAGTCTTTCTAGCCAATGAAGAAGACAGTTACTACACCGAAGAGTTCCGAAGCCGCGAAGAGCTGGAAGTCTTTATCCAGCAGTTGCGCGCTACTGCCGATGAAGCCTGGCCAGATTGAGTAGTCACCTTCTTTAACGCTCATGACGCGCCCCTTTTCAGACCTCACCAAGGACTTCAGTCCTGAGCGCCGAAAGCGCATCGAACAGCGCAAGGAAGAAATCCAAGATGACTTCGTGGAATCCCCGGAGTGTTTCGCCTTGGTTTACCCGAGCTGGCTTGAGTCAGACGCAGACGAGGACGAGTAAACCGGCTATTTCCAACAGGTTGCATCACCATTAAACTCCAACAGAAACAACTTTCCCCATGGCCAAAGCCTCCGCTGCTGAGACACCCACCACGGTGTTCACCTGGCACATTGCCAACCTGGAACGCGAGACCGCAGACGGTTTCGTCTTCACCGCCCACTACACCGTGGATGCCAATGACGGCACCTACAGCTCTGGCGCTTACGGCTCCGTCGGCTTCGAGCGCCCCGAAAACCTCATCCCATTTGCGGATCTCCAAGAGGATGTAGTCATTTCTTGGGTCCAAGAAGCCATCGGCGGCGAGGAAAAAGTCAACGAAATCCAAGCTGCCCTCCAGGCTCAACTGGACGAGCAGCGCCACCCGTCTAAAGCCGCCGGCGTTCCCTGGGCTAGCTGATGGCAGTCAAAGCAAAGACTGGCGCCAAGACCGTCGAGCACACGCCCGGCAAACCGAAGCGCACCCGTCAAGGGCAAGGGCAAAATTCCTTGCCCAACCACGGCCGCAAAAAGATGCGCGGCCAAGGTAAGGGTTAATGGACGACCGCACGCGGCAGAACTGGGAAAAAGTTCGCCTGGCGCTTGAAGCCACCGGCAAAACCGACTCCTTTTTCTACCGTCGTGCGGTCGCAATACTAAAAACCGGGCGCGACCCGGAAGACTTTCCAACGCCGAATAAGATATAAGTAGATCCGCTGGGACCCGTGGCCGAAACCCCGTCTGACACTGGTTTTTGGCGGGGCGTCAAACAAGAAGCCGCAGCCGGTCTCCTGGTACTTCTCGCCGGCGGCGGCATCACCGGCATCGGCTACTTGGTGTACACAGTTCCATCCCAACTAGAGCGAGTCATCCAAAATCAAGAACAGTTCAAAACCCGCGTTGGTGAACTAGAAGACACCGTTAAAGATCACGACGTTCGTATCATCAAACTGGAGCTGAGACGCTGATGTCCGTCATCCACACCACCGAATATCACGGCGGTTATTCCCTGGATCAACTCATCGGCGATTCGGGCGACATCTACTACCGCGCCTGCAAAGGTGGTGTATGCCGTTACGCCGAAGACCATTACATCGCCATGATGTACCTCGAAGGCATGGGCTGGGACCCTAAGCAACAAGACCTCCCGTAACCCAATAAATAATCTGATCCTCCCGCTCCTCTGTCCAAAACGGCTGGCGCCGGTACCACTCAATCCAATCCTCCGACGACTTAGCGATATTGCAGGCAAAACAGCACGCCACCAAATTCTGCTGGTGCGTCAACCCTCCCTTCATTTTTGGGTGAACGTGATCCAGCGTTGCTGCACGCCCCAGGTCATCCCCGCAATACGCGCAGCAGTTATCCCAATCGCTCAGGATTGATTGCCTAAACCTTAACTTTGCCTCTTTTTTGTTTAAGTATTCGCCATCTTCGATG